CACTTTTTCTTCAACCTAAACATAGAATACGCTGACCCTTTCCTATACCCCTTTATGTCTACCACTTCCACTCTCCCGTCTGCGTATACCACCCGAAAGTCTGCAAAGTAAGTAAATACGAGAGTACTTCTAACGTGGACGTTGTACGGGACTTGGTATTCAACCGTATCAACTCTCTCACTTTTATCTTTCGCGTGTCTGAGATAATCTAGATGTTTCGCGTAGTCTGCTTCTTTTTTACTGTCATAAATTCTTCCGTTGTATTCTGTTTTTTGTGCATTAAATTTGCTCTTTCTTTTCTTACCTATTTGTCTTAATTGTTCCACACTTATTCGTTCCATATACTAATTATATTCCTTTCGCATACGAAATCAAAATCTAATTTGTGGATAACTCGGTTAAGAACTCAAATGTCTCTTCCGACGTTGCTTCCCTAACTAAATATACTAAATGTTTCCCTGATACTGGGTCCCGTCTTAGTACTACCCTTAGGCCATTTTCGTCTGATACTGTATACATTCCCTCTTTATCTAATGTAACTTTAGCCATTTTTTTCTTTTAATCTTTTAATGCTATCTCCTGTGATCCGAAACAAGTCTGCTGGTTCGACTATTCCAGCATTATCGTTCCAATTTCCTCCCCTTAAATACTGCCCTTGTCTATGTTTCATTTTCTGTTCTGCTTGAAAGGCGTAATCTTCATAGGTTTGAAAGGCTGATATAGACTTCCTGTGTATATAGCTCCCGTTTGGCATACCCACATAGTCTAAGCCCTCCATAGAAGCTATAACTTCTTCAGGACCTTTACCCTCAATGATATAAATATCGTTATCAAATGTTTTTATAAGTGTTTTTGTCATATTTTTCCTATTTTTGTTTCTTTTCTGTTAATTTCCGACTTTTTAAATTGTTCTATCTTTCCAAACCACGTTACAAGCCTACGGTCCACTTGAAACGCGTCCTGCTTCTCCCAGCGCTCTTTTTTACCAGTAGAGTTCAATTCGGTCCAGTATAGGTAAAATTTCTTAATTTCGGTCCATATAAAGCCTTTAGGAACCTTTGGGTAGTCAGTTTCAATCTTTTGAAGAAATACTCGTGTTAAAATAGACTCCTCACTATCTATTTTTTCAATTAAATCTTTTACTCCTTTAAAGAACATTTTTGCGTCCTTAGCGGGAGTACTTTCTTTTGTTATAGTTTCTTTCTTTTCTTTCTTTCTTTTGTATGTAGCTTGTAGACTACTGATTTTAGTAGTCTGTAGACTACTACTTTCAGTAGCTTGTAGGCTACTAGGTTTATCGTTTTGACTACTAGCTACACGTAGTAGTCTCTTAGCTACTAGCCATTTAGAATAGTCTTGATTTATACCATACCCTTTGTCTGTTTTTAGTAGTAGTCTATAAGCTACTAGAGACTTTAAAGCTCTAACAACATTAGCTTGTTTCATTCCTGTAGCTAGTACAAACTGAGATAAAGCAATTCTATCAAAATCTTTTCTCCTGTTTCCTTGTACCCAACCCCAAGTTTTACGTAAAACTACCCACAAAATACGAACTTCACTTCCAGTTAAACTAGTTTTAGCTAAAACTTCTGCCAACTCATTAGCTATCTTAAAAAATCCATTATTTGTAGACGGGTTTTTATCCATATTTAATTACTGATATACCCTAATTCTTCTCTAGTTGGTACGACTATACCCAACTTTTTAGCCTCCGAGAGAGCAAATTCTATTTGTTCACTCATATCATTTTTCTTTATTTGAGCTACATCACTCACGGATTTACGAACTTCTACACCCATTACCGTATGTGTTCCCCAGTTTAGTATCATTAGGGCAGAGTGTACGTCGTCCCAAGTGTCGCCTGTGTAGTCTGCTATTAAGCCTACAATTACAGCGTAATAGTTTAGCTGGTTAGCGCTCCGAGTCGGTTTTTTAACCTTTATTGTCATTGTACCGATATTTCCTACCTCAGTCTTTGTGTTTAAGAAATGCTGAAAATAAGTCCGAGATTTTAACTCTATTGATTTTTTACCGTTAAGATTAACCACGCGAAACTGAAAATTGTCTATTGGTATCTTTTTAGGTATTTTCTTTTTCTTAGGTTTTTTCTCGGGCTTATTATTCATAGTTAGAAAGTTAGTTTTTCTTCATCTTGTGCTAGTTGTATCAGGGCCTGTCTTTCAGTCGCTATGTGTTCTTTAATTTCTTCTGCTAGTTCTGAGCGCTTGAAAGTGATATAGAAAAAGTCTTTTGGCATACGTGGATCATAAAAACAGAAATAGAGAGTCTCTAAATCGTCGTTTACGATGAAGTACTGGAGTAATTGATAGTAATACTCGTCAGGTATAGTTTGTGTCAGCCACGCCTCAATATGACGCGCTGAGGACAGGCATTTAACCTCTAGTGCTTCCTTAACTTTTCCTTTATTTTCAATATAGCCGTCAGGAGATATTGCTATGTCCTTATTATCTTCTCGATACCAAATAACTAAGTCTGTATTTACTACCTTTCCAGTCTCTTTTGTAAAACGCTCAACAGCGTCTAGTTCAAGTCTATGGCCCCTGTCCATTACATTTTCTTCGTTGGCTGGTATTGCCACTCTCTCTGCTAAAATCTCGTAATAGCCAATTTTAGGCTTTGTAGAACGTTTTAGAACTAAGTCTTTAAGTCTTGTACCAGTAACTCTTCCTAATCTACCCTCCAACCACTCTTCTTCGTTGTTATACTTCTGAATTATCATATTCTTGTTGCTCTTTTACGAGTATTTCAAGACGATCGACTATGTCGCCATAGTTACTTTCAACCAAGTCTAAATTAGCCAGTTCTTTCACTTTCTTTTCAATAGCGTCTTTAGTTTTTAAGTCAAAACCAAGTGTCTTTAACAAAAATATGATTTTAGACTTATTTGACTGAGGTGTTTTGTCCTTATTTACATCAGTAGCGTCAGTATCTTCGTCTCCAGTAGAAATTCCGAGCGCTTTTAAAAGAGAATATCTCATAGCAAATGTAAGCGCAGACGCATACTTTTGTGGGGCTGTCATAAAACCCTCTGAGTCTATTGGTATTTTAAACTCACTATCTTGGGTGTGTCCTAGTCTGTGGGTAATAGTACAGATTGCTGTGATAAAGCCAGTTTCGTTTTCTACTTTCCAAGTGTAAGAGAACCCGTACTTTGCTAGGGGTACTTTAATTTGAGATACGATAGAGTCTATCGGGGCAAATTGGTATCTAACAGTTTGCCCGTCTTTGTTCATAACTTTTTTGGTCTTTTCTATGATAGGACACTCGCTTTGGAACCCTGAAAGGTCAGCCACAAACGCCTCTCTAGCGTTTTCGGCCTTTACTTTCTCACGTAAAGCAAATAGCTTTTCCATAGTCTCTACTGGCAAATTTCCTGCAATAGCTTGTGATATAAATGTATCTACCGAAGTATCTTGTTTAACCTTTTTAACAACTACTCCCGTTTCCTTTTTTCCTGACATATGATATAATTCGTTTAATCTAATAATTTACTTTAAAAAACTACTTGACCGGTGGTTTTTTATTTTGTCTACCTATCTCCTACTTCACTTGCTCCTGAGAAATCGTCAGGCTCGTCAGCGACATCTTCGTCTGTATCAACTACTTCGTCAGTAGTTTCTTCAGGGGTTTCGATAACTTCTTCTTCTGATTTTGTGTTTTCGTCCATAATGCTCTTGCTTTACGGTCTATTGAGTGTTTCCGTTCAGCAAGTTCTTTAAAATAGTTTGGTCCATACTTTTTGAGTAAAGCCCCCCCACCTCTTGAATAATTCTTTTTAATCGTTGCAGTCATATCGTAAAGCGTATTTAAGTTTATAATCTCGACCTATTTTATCTTATCGTATGCGAATATATATTGCAAATAGAAGAAGTGCATAAAATTGTGGATAACTCCCTAAAACTAGAGAGGCTTTCTTTTATTTCTTGCCTGTTCTAATCTAGTAGCCCAACGGCAATTTTCTTTACAGTAGTTTCCGTTTGTATCTACACGATCTATCGTTGTATCTTTTTTACCATATATTGCTATATGTTCTAAATAGCTTTGGAATAAGTCTCTTTTAAAATCTTTATACGAAACCCAAACAACTTTTATACCTCTTTGTCCATAATCTTTATAACTTCTATGTTTTTTATTATTACATCTAAGTTTTATATTATTAAAAACTATTCTCAGACCACTATCCATATTTTTCCTATAAGAATACTGTTTAGATGGTTGTAGTTGAATTTCCTTTTTATGTTTCAAATAGTATTTTCTATTGTGTTCTTTTCGTTTTTCTTGT